GTGCACTCCCCCCCGCCCCTCGCGAGGCGGTTAGGGCTGCCCTTTCCCAGCACCGTGAAGACTATACGTCGTCTTTCGAGGTCCCGGATGACGCCCTCACGGCGTGTCGGAGTTTCGTCAGACGGTGGGCCAAGACCCATCTGGCCAGATCGAAGGGCCTCATTGAGGCTCCTTCCTGGCCAAGCGGGTCCTCCTGTCTCGAACGCACCTCTAAGCGCGGTGGCTGCCTTAGCCACGTGCTTTCGTGTGCCGAGAAGGAAGAGCCCCCCGTCCGGTATCTCTCCGACCCAGTGGCAGTTTCCGTTGCGCAGGACATCTCTTTCCTAACGCCGGCTCTACGTGAGCTAGCGAAGGGAGAGGTGCCCTTGCATCGTGTGACTTGCCTTTCCGAGAGGGGTCTAAAGACTAGGGTTGTTACCGTCGGACCAGCTTGGTGTCAAGTTCTCGGCCACTCAGTCCGCAAGCGGCTGTTGCGCGGGCTGAGGGCCACAAAGGGCGCCTACCAACCTTTGGTGGGGGCAACGGATGACGAAATCTGTTCGCTCTTCGATGGGTCAATTGGTGAGACTTTAGTCTCCACTGACTTAACGAGAGCGACAGACCTCATTCCGCTGCCCCTTGCCAGGGCCGTCGTAGACGGTCTTGCAGACTCCGGTCGCCTCTCTGCCCTCGAGTTGGATGTCTTGAGGGCCCTTACGGGCCCTCAGAGACTCCTCTACGGGAGTGAGGTGGTGACTAGCTCAAGGGGCATCCTTATGGGCCTTCCGACTTCTTGGGCAGTTCTTAGCCTGATCCACCTTTATTGGATGGATCACGCTAAGTACGCCGCCCTGTCTAGTTGGAGGGGTGGCAAGACGCCGCGCATTCGGTTCTCCATCTGCGGGGACGACGCCCTCCTCTCTACCACGAGAGTTGGGGCCGACTCCTACAAATGGATTGTCGGAGTGTGCGGCGGCGAACCTTCCAAAGGGAAGCACTTCGAGTGTGAGTCTGCCGACGGTCTGCGGCGGGCGGTCTTTCTGGAGAAGCTCTTAGAGTGGGAGCGGGTTGGTGGAGTCTTAGTCATGGGACGGCGGTTTCCCGCCATTCCGGTGAAAGGACTCACCTCCCGTAACCTCCCTAGGGACTTTACAGAGGACCGGTTGGTCTCGTGTCGTTATTGGGGAATCCGCCAGGTCCTCGCTTTAGACGCTATCGCGTCTCAGAATGAGTGCCATCTGGGTCCCTGCAAGGATTACATGATGAGGCGCGCCCCGTGGCTCCCAG